CTAATTGCTATACTTATTAAGTGCCTGCTTTGCTCTTTTATACTGGCTTGAATCGAGCAACAGCACATTAGTAGTATCACTCATAAAAATGCTTAACTCTTCTAAATCTTCAAGCAAAATCTTAAATTCGATTTCATTGAGTCCTTCCAAATTTTCCATAACTTATTCAAATTGTAGTATAAACCTGTCTCTGTACTCCATTTTAGCCTCTAATACTATTGTATAAGGCTCTGACTTTAAATCATGTTTGACTCCGGTTTCCCAGTCAAATAAAAAAATGTTTTGTTGTGTAAATAAACCTTCAAGTTTACTCAGGCTGATAAAGTATTCAGCAGTAATTTGGGGTCTAAGAAATAATTTTATTTCCTTTATATGAGTCCAGCTTACTACTTGTTGTATGGTGTATAACTTTGTATCAGCAACAAGTGCCAAAACTTTTGTTTCAACCTCAAGATTTAAAAAATCATCAGGATATTGTTCAACAGTATAAGATATACTGGATACAGGTATGTTTAAATCTTTTTGCAATAAGTCTAGATAGAATTTATCAGGCTCAGTATAATCATGCTGCAGCACCTGCATATCAGGAGTAAATATGATTTCTAAATCTCCTTCTTTTTTTTTATTTATAATAAATGCCTGAAAAGGCATCAGGTTTACATCCCATGTACTTCTATTAGAAGTTACTTTAGTTATTTCTATGTAGGTAGGATTATCCGGATTATTTGATTTATGCCATACACTTATAAAGTTGTCAATTTTAGCTTCGTTTATATTTAAAAATTTTAGTACACTAAGCCTAGAAATGTATGGATTACCTATTAAGTAATACCCTGTTTCTTTAGGAAGTCTTACCGGAATAATACCACTATTTAAAGTACCTTGTGTGAGGTTATTTATAGAAACCTGCCAGTCGCTTACTGTTGAAGGAAAATTATTGGGAGTACGAACAAGGTATCCGCTTCCCGCTTCAAGTATTGTAATCCTTGGGTCTATCGAATTATATAAATTATCAATAGCATTATATTTATAAAACCTGCTAGTTAATGTTAACGGAGACAGATTTATGACTGGTAAACCTGATATTGGCGATGATAAAAACCAATAGTCAAGGCGTTTTAAGCCTGTCAGCAAGCGGTTGAATGTAGCTTTTACAGTTGCTACATCTACATCTTTGTTAAGCAATATAAATTCACCATCATTTTCAACAGTAAAAACTGCTTTAGGATCCTGTTCTACTGTCTCTCCTAAAACTTTGATAAAACAATTTGCCGTAATAAGAAGTTCAGTCGCACCAATGTAAAGGTTATAACAGGTAAAGCTACCATGTTCAGCAGTTGTGTATTTTTCGTTTAATATTGCATCACAGTTGCCGTTAGGCAACCCGTTGCTCCACCTGCCACCGCTCCAGGTTGTTGTGCCTTTTAAACAATTATCAAATAAAAGAGTGTGCATTATGCCAGTTTTAGTTTACCATACAATAAAACTTCAGGTTTTGTGCCGGCTTTTGTAACCATTATAGCAGCAATTGCATGCTGGCCATATAATTCGGGCAACATATCGTTAGTATGATTTAATATAAAACCGTCTGTTGCAAAAGTAATATTGCCGGCTCCTGACTGCTGAATGATTAGCTGGAATCCTTCTTTAAATGAAATGAGCGTACTAAGCTTTACTGTAATATCTTCGTTACCTGAATAGATAAGCGTTTTTCCAAGATCTTCAGACTGTATGTTATATAACCTTTCTGAAACAAGATCATCTATATATATAATATGAGCCTGCAGTCCTTCTTTTTTGTCAAGCTCTTCCTTAAGTCCGGCAATCCTGTCAAAAGGAATAGTCTCATCTTTGTGCCAGTAGCTTTCCAGTATTGCCCAGTATTCATCCTGTGTTGGTTTTTTACCGGCGCTAAACCATTCTTTTAGGGTATTTATATCTGTAGTTGCCATAAATTGTTTTGATGTAAAAATAACGTAAACATCAAAAAAACTGATTACGTAAAAATACCCAATTTAATAGCAATTAATTAGTGAGCAGATTTATTTTAATTAGTTATCTAAACTTTCAATTTTTTGTTTTTCCTTCCTTAGCAATTCCATAACCTGTTTATCAAAAGACTGTACCTGAGCATTACTATATCCTGTCCAGTTATAAATTAGTAAGAGGCTTTCACGCACAGTCATGTCTATCTGGCCCTGTGCTGCTACAAAATGAGAATTTTCTTTAGTGGGATATTCATCAATTGTGGAAAAAAAAGGTGGTAAAACTTCTTGTGCATTTCCATATCGCATCAATACTCCATCTGCCTGTCCTAAATTAATACATGCAGTTATCACAATGCTGTTATTCGGAGTATAGTTGGGGCTTTCAGGGTTTAAAAAGCCTGTAACCTCTCTTGTAGGAACTGTTGCACCGCCCCTTATAGTTGCCTGAAAACGTCCTGAAACTGCATTACCGATAGTAAGTACTAAGCCTGTTGTAGCATTGGATCCTGTTCTAAAGGGGCTATTAGCTGTCCTTGTGCTGCTTGTTGAGAATGTATTCTTCATTATGCTGTAAATAGCAAAAAGAGAACCGTTATGTAAAAATCTGTAATCTATATTATAGGCTGCCAAATAAGACAGATTACTTTCAGTTTTAAGCCATATATTTTTTTCGAGCTCCGGCATCCTGTCTGTGTTTCCCATAGATAATGGAACAGGAAAGTTTGATTTGTCTCCCCAGCGTGTAATTTTCGTATCATCATACATGGTTAAAAGTTCAGGAATGCAGTTCCACTGCATGAGTCCAGGTACCGAATTAAATGTATCTTCAACCCTTACTTTTAAACCGCTTAATTTTATTCCTTTAAAGATTCCCATTACTCTGCTATAGGTTGTGTTACAATATTATACTCAATCCTGCAATTAATATTTACCGGTTTATTTTGAGTATTTACAAATTGCACAGCAATACTTGAGTGTGTTATTACAGCCTGTAGCCTTGTGTCTGTTTCCGTAGGTGAACTATTCGTATACGATGAGTATTGATCATTGTAGTTAAGGGCTTTATTGCCAATGGCACTTAGTTTTCCTACGGTATTTGTAAATGAAAACTGTGCTTTACCTGTAATATAATTACCATCTATATCCATAATGGCAATATTTTGTATGTCAACAGTTATGATGCTGTTGTTTGGTAAAACTACCTCTTTAAGGTTATGTACTCCATCCTGAGCAATACTGGATGTGATAAAATGTGTTTCATTTATTGCTGAGTCTGCAACATATTGTACTGGGCAAAAAAACCTAAATACAGGTGAACTGTTATCAATGCCATAGGATGCAACAGGTATGGCTCCTGTCAAAAACCGTAATGATTCTGCAGCTCCTGTTATACCCTTAATAACCATATTTCCATCTGTAACACTTTCATTAGGTTCTATCTGGCAAAGCGAGCCATCAATTGAAAGTACTTTAAGCTTTTCAAACCATTTTACAAAAACGCTTCTAAAGACGCCCCCCGTTCTTGACAAAAGGGCAGGGGCATATGTATCTGCATTATCACCAGTGTGCTCATATTCCGCATTAGCATCTTTGTTAAACTTAGCTGTAAGGCCCTGTACTATTGGTGTTTCTGCAGTACCGGAAAGATCGCCTGCAAGTTTTATTTTACCTGCTTGTGTAGAAGTAGCATTATTAACCACTAAACTCGCTACAGTATCATCCAGCCCAATTACATCAGTCATTTCATGAGTATGCCTAACATTGGCTTTTGCATCAAACCTGGAATTAAGGTTATGTGCATCAAGGTCTGTAACATGTGCTTCGAATTCACTCTTTTGTGTTTTCTGATCTAATGCTTCGGGTAAGTTTTGTATGTCATCTTGAGATATAGTTTCATCCTTATGCCAGTAGCTATCTAACCAGTCCCAATAATTATTCTGTTTGGGCTTTTTTCCACTGCTGAACCATTCTTTAAGTGTATTTAAATCTTTTATAGCCATAAAAAAGGTTTTGATGTAAAAGTACTTAACATCAAAACCATAAGGTTACGTAAAAACCCTTAATTTTCTTACGAAAATAAATAGCAAACGAAGGATATAAAAACAATATAAGCCTGCAATAAGTAAATTGCAGGCTTATATTGTTTTAAGACATTCTGTCTGTTTTCCACTGGATATTTCCAATACGTTTAAAACGTAAAAGTGGAGCCGCCGGGAATCGAAATTTACAAACGGGCTTATAAAAATGTTACAACGCTGATTATCAGTTATGTTTAGATGGTTAGTAGATTAGGTTATTGTATAGTTTGTCGACAGAATTGTCGAGGGTTATTCCTGCCTTTGGCAGGGGTTATCAGGGTTATCGTTCCAGCCGTGTATATATAAAGAATATTCTTGTCCGTCTATTCCCTCAAAATTAACTTTATGCAGATAATTACCGGGGTTCTCGGGGTCAAATTTATCATTCACATAATCTTTCACGTTATTCATAGTTTGTTCGGTAACGCATATCATGTAAAGGGGATTAGATGTTGGATTTGGGAATTCTTTTAATTCAGTGCCAGCTACGTTATATCCAGTACTTTGAATGAGGTTTACATCTGATATAGACGAAACGCTGTTGTTGTCATCGTTAGAGCAACTGAAAAACATAGGCATTATAGCCATAAATAAAACTTTCTTCATGTTTATGATTTTTTAGTTTAAAATTTTGTGTAAAGTAAATAATTATTTTTTTAACTGTGTGTTATTGTGCCTGTTAATCAGGTTTTCAACCCACATTTTAAACATCTTATTTTCCATAAGGGTATCTTCATTCTCTATAATGTACTTTATAGCCTGCTCATCTGTAATTGTGGTTGAGTAATCTTCTGGAGGCTCGTTTAAAGCAAATACGTTGTTGTCAATACTTCTTTTTTCGAAATAGTTTCTTAGGGCCTGCATTTCGAAATGGTCAAGGCTTTGTCTTGAAATTGCTTTTTGAACAGCACTTTCATTTTTTCGTATAACCTCTCCAATATCTTTATTAGTAAGCCTTAACTCCTTCTTTTTCAGAAGCAACCATTCGTAAAAATCTGAACTCATTATTTAGAAACATTATGAATTAGGACTTAAAACGAAAAAAGTCCTTAAAAATATTTGATAAAACGACATTTGTCGTATATTTGTAAACGTATTACAACAACAAAGATATGAAAACAGTATCACGAGAAGCTAAAACAGTGTTAAAATATCCATACAGTGAGAAAATGGCTGTATTGCGCAATGAGTTTTCACAGCTTAGAGCGATTATTTATAAGAATATGGGTGATAGTGCCACTGTTGCAGCGTTCGAGGCTGTAAAGGCACAAATGAGGGCTATAGCGGCTAATGTTGTCGCAGAGCAAAGGCAGCAAGCGGAAGCACTTAAAAACAAAAAGCCTGTAGTTACTGTAACTGATTATGATGCTACCGAAGCTGAGCAACACGCAATAAGGCTTTTCAATTCAGACAATAGATTTTCAATAACAGAGTAGGATATGAAACTTAGAAATACATCACTAAGCTACCTGCATCACGGTTATTCGGCATTAGCGCTTCAAAGACTTCACGATAAAGGCTATAAAAGAATTACTAAGAACATGATTTATATGGTTGCTCAAAATAAGAATTCATTTTATAGCAAAGAAATTAAGCAGGTGCTTTTAGGTGTATCGGTAGAAAACTACCAAAGGAGGTTCATGTGTTAGGTTAAGTTGGATTGGTTACCCCTGCACTGCCTGTTATGGGGCTGCGTTCAAAACGGGTGTAGGGAGCAAATAAATTGAAAGATTATGTGTGAAATTACTGGAAACATTGAAAGCATAGAGTACCGCAATAATGCAGGACACGAAAAGAAAGTAGTAACGCTATTGCTCGGATTTGGGCAGAAAGCCTTTGTTGAGTTCAGAGGTTCGCTTATAGAGCTTCTTTATGGCATCAATGAAGGCGATGAGATTACTATCAACATCACTTTTGAGGGTAAAATATCAAAAAACAGCGGCATCCAGTACAACAACCTTGTAGCAACATCAATAACCAAATAATTATGAAAAAGTTATTCAAAAAAATTAAAAAGCTTGATAAGCAAATTGCAGAATGCCTTGTTGCCATAGACAACATGGAGAACCATAACAGCAAAATATTTCCGCATACAAGTGAGGATATTATCGAATTAGCAGGCTTTAAAGAGAGGGTTAAGCACCTTAAAAATGAAAAGCTGGTTCAGCTTTCAAGGCTTGAAGATGCTATATCTGATGAACGCAAAAAAATCATTACAGATGTTAAAGCTGCTTGAGTACACAAAAGACTTCATTCCTGCAAAACAACTTTTTTACAGGGGCGCTTTATCCCGGTTAACCTACAGGCTTCCTGACAACACTGAAACCGTCTTTATAATCTACAATAATTAAAATGAATAAAGTAGTTACAAATGTTGAAGATATCCCCTGGTGGGTTTGCCCGGTGTGCATTGCCATACTTGTAGCAATGGTGGCGATTTCCTTTGCTTATGCATACTTAAATGAAAAAGAACAATAAAAATATCACTATGCTTTTTACAGAAGAACATTACGGAAAAACGATAAGTGAAGCCCTTTCTGCTTATCTGAAAAGGTTTACCAGTACTAATGACTTGGCTACTGCAGCTTCAAGAACAAGTGTTAGTCCGTCAACGGCAAAAGGTGTTGTATACAGGCAGAACTCCCTTACAGAGCATAATTCAAAGGCCATCATTGAGCTAATGAAAATAGCTGTGGAAAACCGAAAAAACAATGTTGAGTACGAAAACACTCTTATCAAAGAAGTAGAACAAGAAACTGGGTTAACGCTATGAAAATAACTATTACGGTACCAGCAGACAAATACGCGCTTGTAGAACCGATTTTAAAGGGCTTACAGGGCTTAATAGGCAAAGGTTTTACAATTGATAAAGAGGATGCGAAACCTAACAAAATAAGCCGCCGGAAAAAGATAGCAGAGCAAGCAAAAGCTAATCTGTTAACAGGTAGCTGGAGAAAACCAAGAGTATAAAAAAAACCGGGCTGCAACCCGGGTAAACATAAAGTTTAATTTTTCACCATCACTAAATTATGGATATTTTATCAAAACTGAAAGAACCTTTAAAAATTCAAGATGTAGATTTCAGGGTTCAGTCAATAACCTCTAATGGTTATGCAACAATATTAGCATACAAAGATGCAAGGGTCGATATGAACAGGCTTGATGCAGTTTGTGCCGGCAATTGGCAAAAAGACTTTAAAACAATTGAGGGCAGGCTTTATTGCGGAGTTGGCATCAAAATAAATGATGAATGGCTTTGGCGTTGGGATGTAGGCACAGAAAGTTTTTCTGATAAAGAGAAAGGGCAAGCTTCTGATGCTTTTAAAAGAGCGTGCTTTAACTGGGGAATAGGTCGTGAATTATACAATTACCCACACATCAAAGTAAAACTTAACACAAACGAATATACCGTATCCAATAACAAAGCTAAACAGACTTATGCCCTAAACCTTAAAGAGTGGGTATGGAGTGCCGAAATCGATGCTGAAGGTAATGTTGTATCTCTATCAGCAAAAGATAACACGGGTAATTTAAGATACTCTTATCCTTCATCTAACAGAAATTATGCACCACAACCTGAACCACAACCTGCAGCACCATCGCAAAATGCCCCGGCAAATACTGAAAAGCCTTGGTTAAATAAGATGGAAAAGAACGGTAAGGACATGACAGGCCAGTGGCAAAAACTTATCAAAAGAATAGTTACTGGGGATATCACTGACATTAAGATAGTGAAAGAGCACTTCAGAATTTCTAAGGATAACGAAACCGAATTATTAACCCTAATAAATAAAAACAATGGGCAGATTTAGTGAGATGCATATATATATGCAGGATGAATTGATAAACACAATTCAACAGGCCGAAAATGGCGAAATTAACCACCTTGATGCTTTAATTGACTTAAGGCAAAAAAAAGACATGCTCGAACAATCAATTGATGTAATAAAGGCTTATGAAGCTGAGAAGTTAGATGCGATTGAAAGAGAGGCATCAAAGTACCCAAACGGTTACAGGGGATATGATATAAAAGTGATGCCCGGTAGAAAGACTTTTGATTTCAAATCTATACCTGAAATTCAGGAAATAGATAAGTCAAAAAAAGAAGCAGAGACTAAATATAAGGCTGCTTATGAAGGGTTGCAGAAAGGAATTGTTCAAACTTCTAAACTGGATTATTCAGATGAAAATTCTGAATTAGGATGGGTAGATGAAAATGGTGAAGTTTTGCCATTTCCTGATGTCAATTTTGGCAAAGCTTTCTTAACAGTAAAAGCACCTAAAAAATAACTACAAATCATTTGAATTATGAAAATTGAAGGAAATTTAATTATTAAAGCAGGCGATACAACCGATTACAGCAAGCTGACCGAAGTATCAGGCTCCATTTACGTAAGCGAGAACGCTACCCTTACCGCCCCGGCACTGACNGAAGTATCAGGCTCCATTNACGTAAGCGAGAACGCTACCCTTACCGCCCCGGCACTGACTAAATCAGGCTNCATTNACNTAAGNNAGAACGCATCATTTACCGCCCCGGCACTGACTAAATCAGGCTACATTTACGTAAGCGAGAACGCATCATTTACCGCCCCGGCACTGACTAAATCAGGCTACATTGACCTAAGGCAGAACGCATCATTTACCGCCCCGGCACTGACCGTAAATAAAAACATTGCCATCTTTAATAAAAAAGAGCATGAAGTACTGCATAATGACGGTATGGTGTTTTACGCTGAAAGCAAGCGTACATCAAGAGGCATCAGGATTTATTCAGGGTATAGCAGAATTATATTAAGCGAAAATAAAGTTGATGGCAACAAAGGTTTTCTTGTAACCAAAGAGGGTTTTTCGGCACACGGTGAAAAGTTAAAAAAAGCGATATCTGATTTACAGTTTAAGATAGCTGCAGAGAAGCTGAAAAATGAGCCTATATATCCTGACACCATAGTCAGCGTTCAGCACTACCGTACTGTAACCGGCGCGTGTGAACTTGGATGCAGGCAATGGAAGGAGCAGAATAACATTACAGTTGATGAAATGCCTGCAAAGGAACTACTCCCGCTACTGGAAAAAACCAACGCTTACGGGGTGCAAAAGTTTAAAAGCCTACTTAAATTTTAGATTTGATTAATAAATTCATTAATGATTTATGACGCTAAAAAGGAAATAGATATACAAAGGGCAAACAGCCGATTAAAGTACCTGATAGAGAAAAAAAAGCTGTTTGAAATAATAGAAAAAAAAGAACGGCGCTCAATCAGCCAAAACAACTACTTGCATTTGATATTCTCATGGTTCGCTATCCAAACCGGATATACAGAAGAAGAAGTAAAGCAGGAAATATTTAAAAAACACATTAACCCCTCATTATTCTACGAGGGTGAGCACGGACAGATTGTGAAAATAGAAAGGTGGCGTAGTACTGCTGATCTTGACACGGGCGAAATGACATTAGCTATAGATAGGTTTAGAGATTATTCCGCAAAGGAGTTAGGCATTTATTTGCCTGAACCGAAAGACCTGGCACACCTTCAGGAAATAGAAATTGAAATTAAAAAACAACCACAGTACTTATGAAAAATGATGAATTAACCGAACTGGTTGGATACATTGGCAGCATAGAATTTGAACCCGCAAAAAACAACCTGCACTTTGATAAGTATGTAGTGTGCCTAAAGAGGAAATATAGACAATCTTCATACATAGATTTTAGAAGTAGAGCCATAATGAATGAAATTCAAAAATTCAAAGAAGGAGATCTTGTTTCAATTATGGTGCGACACGAATCTCACACTTCTAAATCTTCAGGCATCCGCTACAACAACATAGTAGCTAAAGAAATAACCTTAATCAAAGAATAGCAATGAACACAATTATTAAAAAAGCGAGTTTAACCGGGGGGATAATGCTAAAATATTCCTACTCAATGACCGAGGGTGATGTGAAAAACCTTGTGAACATCACTTCCGATGCTCCGGTACATGATGACTTAAGAAAAGCCTTCAGGAACATGATACCGTTTTTCGTGCATGTATGTGAAGAAACAACTAAAGAAAGCCTTATCAAAAGTGCTATTAAAGACCCTGAAGAGCATCTTGAACGCAAAGAAGATGATGAAGAGGGGAAAGAATATCCGCTGTTAAATTTCCGGGTATTTGGATTTGAGATTGGCGGCAAAGATGATAGTGAAGGCATAAAGCTCATTGGTGAAAAGAGGCTTGCAATAGGGGATTGGATAACCTTCACAACTCCACTAATCAGACTTGATGGTGATTATAAGTTCATTGCTGAATTAACTGAAGCTGCTTACACCTTGAGGCATGAGGTTTTTGAATACATGCAAGGCAAGCAGGCCCCGCGACAGGCTCAATTCAATATGTTCGATAGCAACGAAGAAGAAGAAGAAGGAATTTAATATCTGGGCTTTATGATGCAAATAGTTGAACAACCTACTGAATATCATATCAGGATTGATTATAACCGTTTCAGGACTCGTAATCAAAACGAGGTAAAAAAAATATTAGGTTCCCGGTTCGACTGGCATAGAAAATTATGGATTGTGCCTCTTCATCAAAAAGAAGCTCTTGAGCAATTAAAGGTTAAATGTGGTGCTGAATGGATAACCGTTTCAAATAAAGGCCCGCAGGTTTTAGGTATTATTCCACCAATGCCAGATTTAACCTTTAATCTACCATTGAAAAATGGAGAAATGAGGCCTTATCAAATGCAGGGCGTTGCCCGGGGCATACAGCTAAAGCGGTTTATTAACGGAGATGAGCAAGGCCTGGGCAAAACATTACAATCTATAGCCACAATTTATGGCGCCAATCTTATCGGTGAGGTTACATTTCCATGTCTTGTTATATGCCCATCATCTACAAAGATTAACTGGCAGCGTGAGTGGGAGCAATGGACCGGGAAAAAAGCTATGATTTTGACTGACAAAGTTAAAGCTAACTGGCATCGATATTTTGAGATGGGAATGAATGATATTTTCATCTGCAATTATGAAAGCCTGAAAAAATACTTTGTTGATTATATGCCGCCCAAAGGCAAACTAAAATCATCAGCCGATATAGTGATGAACGAGAAAGTTAAACTTATCAGGTCGATTATTATTGATGAAAGCCATAGATGTAAGGATGCCGGCACCCAGCAAACAAAAATAGCCTTGCAGATATGCAGGGGCAAAGAGTGGGTTGTATTGCTTTCAGGAACCCCGGTTGTAAATAAGCCGGTTGACTTATTTCCGCAATTAGCAATAATGGGCAGGCATAATGAGTTCGGAGGCCGAAAGGGATTTTATGAAAGGTATTGTGAGGGTGGCAGGGGTGCCGCGAACCTTAAGGAACTAAACTACATGATGAACATGAGTTGTTTCTTTAGGCGTGAGAAAAAGGATGTTGCTAAAGACTTACCAGAAAAGCAAAGGCAAACCATTTTATGCGATATAACAACCAGAACCGAATATAACAAGGCGAAACATGACTTTGTATCATTCCTTGAAGAAAAGGGCTGTAATGACGTGGAAATAGCCCGTAAGCTACGAGGTGAGATAATGGTGAAGATGGGAGAACTCAAAAAAATAGCTGCAAAGGGTAAAATCAATGAGGTTCGTGATTTTGTAGATGAGATACTTGAAAGTGGTGAAAAACTGGTTTTGTTCTGTAACCTGCACTCAATTGTTGATGAGTTGTTGAAATATTACCCTAATGCCGTAACCGTTACAGGCCGCGACACAATGGAGCAAAAACAGATATCTATTGACAAGTTTCAGAAGGATGCCGACACTAAGCTTATCATCTGTAACATTAAGGCAGCAGGTGTAGGTATTACGCTTACAGCTTCATCAAGGGTTGCATTTATAGAGTACCCATGGACCTATGCCGATTGTGCGCAATGTGAAGACAGGGTTCACAGGATTGGCCAGGTTAATAATGTAATGTGTACTTACTTTCTGGGGCATAATACGATTGATGAAGATTTGTATAGAATGATACAGGAGAAGCGGCATACTGCAAATACCATTACCGGGGCAACTGATAATATGGATATGAGCTTTATTGATAATGTGGTAAACCTGTTTAAGAAGTAAAAGCTATGGCAGACAACAAAAAATCTTTTGTTGCTTATACGGACTGGGGTAACATCTTTAATATGCTTAATGATGATGAAGCCGGAAAGCTGGCAAAACACCTTTTTTCCTTTGTAAGCGGAGAAACTAATGAACTTGAAAGTAGAATGCTCAAGATTGTATTTGAGCCTATCAGATCAACTATTATACGGGATTTAGAGAAGTATGAACAAGTTAAAGAAAGGAGGGCTGAGGCAGGTAGAAAAGGAGGAATTAAAAGCGGTGTATCAAGAAAGCAAAACGAAGCAAACGAAGCAAATGCTTCTTTTGATAAGCAAAACAAAGCAAATGAAGCTGTAAATGATACTGATACTGGTAATGGTAATGTAAATGATACTGGTAATGGTAATTCTAAAAGTAAAGTAGATATAGAAAGCCGCAAATTAAAATTTGCTTCCACTCTCCAAGAGTTTAATAACACATATCCCCGCTCAATGTTGAAAGAATTTTATGAGTATTGGACTGAAGAAAATAAATCAAAATCAAAATTTAGGCAGGAACTTGAAAAAACATGGAATCTGAAAAGGAGATTAGAAACCTGGGCAAGAAACGATAAAAATTTTAGTGATGGAAAATCAATTAGTAATTCAAGCGGAACAAATACAAGTCAAGGTTATAAACCAGCAACTGTCAATACAGAAAAGCTTATTCGAGACCTTACCTCAGATATTGAGAATGGAAATATCCCAGGCCAATATTAAAGATTGCCCTGTTGAAACCAAAACCAAATTAGCAGAAGACCTTTTTCGATTATTACAGGTAAGAGAGAAAAATTCTGAAATGGTTAAAGATTGGCTTCTTTTCCTGAATGGATCATCTTTCAACAAACTAACTCCGGGTGAAATTTATATAGCTTTTAAAATGGCTATGAGTCGTGAACTACTTGATAGCAAAGGTAAAGAGATTGAATTATTACCTGAATTGAGTAACAATACAACTGGTAAAGTTTTAAGCGCTTATCTGAAATACAAACATGAAGATGCTGTTTACCAAAATGCTAAAGACAAATTAAGGCAGCATGCATTACCCTCATTTCAGGAGCCGAGTGATGAGCAAAAGAAAGCCATCAGGGAAAAGTTTCTTGAATTCATTTTCATTGAGCTAACAGACCATAGACAATTTGGTTATCCATCTGATGCATGGATGCTTTATGAAGACATTGAGCATAAAATTGTATTAGCAGATGAAGTCAAAGAACGTCTTTACAGGATGCAGGAAAAAAAGTATTACAAAGAGCTCGATGCTGAAGCCCGAAGTAAAAAGGAGCATGTGAAGTTTGCTCAAACATTACAGGATTTTTTAAAGAATAAAAAATCAGGCAAAAGAAACGGTGTAGTGCAAAACAGGTGTAAAAGCATTGTTGTGTGCAATTACCTAAAAAAATATTTAACAGATTACGAAACTTTTAAAAATGCAATTATCAAATAATTATGGATGAATTTGTAAAACTACTGGAAGGGCTTGCTGAAGATATTGGCGACACCCGCGCACTGGAGCTTATTAATAAAGCTACCGAAATTCAAGAAGGTTATGAAGAAGACATTAAGACCTTAAATGATGAAAAAACTTCACTCAAAAGAAAGCTTTCAAAAGCAGAAGAAGAAAGAGATGAATTCGAAAACGAGATTTGTCAGCTTGAGGGTAAAATGGGTAAGCTTTTAATCATACCTGAAATTTATGATAATATCATAACAAGAGGTTTTGTAGAAAATATTTTCCAAAACCTTGATAAAATTAACGCTTCATCAAAAGTTATATATTAACAAATACCTATAAAAATGAAATTTACAATCAACACAAATGACATTTTAAAGCGGCTGCAATTAGTCGGAACCCTAATTAAAACGCCAAACACAATGCCGATACTCGACAATGTGTTATTCACAATGGATAAGGGCATATTAAGGCTTGAGGCTACAGACCTCGAGATGCGCTCAATTATAGAAATGCCGATAAGTGTAAAAACAAAATTCAGCGTGTGTGTGCCTTACCAGCTTTTGGTATCAACGCTTAAAGGTTTTCCTAATGCACCTGTAGAACTTGAGTTTGCAAACGGACTTTTGATTATAAGATCAACAGAAAGTACTGTATCTAATGGTAAATATGAAATACCAACAGAAAAGCCGGAAGATTTTCCTGCTAACAAATTTGAGTTTACAGGTGAAAAGATTTCATTCAATGCACTTGATTTTGTTGAAGCCATAAAAAAGGCATCTAACCACATTGATGCTAATAACATTAATGGAATGCAGAATTTGCTAATTCATGTTAAGGAAGATGCTGTTAAAGTTGTGGGCGGTACTGGATTCCTGATTTATGAACACAGCATTAAAGGGCAAGGAATTGAAAAGAAACTATTAATTTCGATGAGTGTTGTAAAATACCTTACATCTACCATTACTGAAGAGTGTGAACTTGAAATGAGTTACACTGACAACCACATCTTCTTTGCCCTTGAAGGCAGGCAAATAGGTGCTTTGCTATGTGATGCTAATTATCCTGATTACGAAAGGTTATTTAATGCCAAAAACACAGACAAAACATACAAAGTTGAGCCTGATATATTATTCCCTGCATTAAAGAGAATCTGTAATCTTACTGATAAAAACAGCAATGTAGTAGCATTCGATTTTAAGGGAGAAACACTTGAAATGATATTTAACCATTCGGCTCAAAAATGTAATGCAAACGAAATCGTCAAAACTGATTACGAGGGTGAGCCTTTAAAGTTAGGCTTTATAGCAAACCAGCTTAACGGATGCTTGAGGCTGCTTGACGGACCAATAGTTTTAGAAATGTCTTTACCGAATAAGGGTGCTTTCATAACCGCTGATAATGCCAGAGCAATTGTGATGCCTGCAAAACCATAACATGAAACCGGGTAGAAAATGTTACATAGCCGGCAAGATAGGTGATTTACCTGAAGCCGAATTTAAGGCTAATTTTCAGGCAGCCGTTAATGATGTTTATGAACCGGTATCACCTTTAGAATTACCGCATAATCATAATAAAAGCTGGCAGGCATACATGAAAGAAGATATAACCGCTATGCTGCAATGCAAGGCTGTATATGTTCTAAAAAACTGGAGAACCAGCCCGGGCGCAACTATAGAAGTTGAACTCGCAATGAAACTGAGCATTGATATTATTTTTCAAAAGTAAAAGCTTATAGATTTCGCCGCCATAGCGGTTTATAATTATAAGCATGGATTACGAGTCTTTCCTAAAATCCAAAATAAAAATTAACGAAAAGCAGGGATTTGATTTTGATGAAACCATTATAAATCCAGCTTTGAAGCCACACAACAAAATAATGGTAAAGTGGCTTGTGGAAGGTGGCAGGCGTGCCTGCTTTGCTTCTTTCGGACTTCACAAAACAGTTACCCAGTTAGAAACTGTACGCTGCACACTTCATTACACGGGCGGTATGGGCTTAATAGTATGCCCTCTGGGTGTAAGGCAGGAATTTAAAAGAGATGCCGTTAAACGCCTTAAATGGGATAAAGAGCCAAAGTTTATCCGTTCTGAAAAAGATTTAGAGGGTGATGGAATTTACCTAACGAATTATGAAACCATCAGGGATGGGAAACTTGACCCCGCATTATTCAAAGTGGTTTCACTTGATGAAGCAAGCATTTTAAGAGGCCTTGGCGGCTCTAAAACTTTCAGGGAGTTTATGCGGCTGTTTACAGGTGACGAAGGGCCTAAAGGTGACAGAAAGGGTAAAGAGCGTGTTCCATACCGTTTTGTAGCTACAGCCACACCATCACCAAATGATTATATAGAGCTTCTTGCTTATGCTGATTTTCTTGGTGTGATGGATGTATCACAGGCAAAGACGCGATTCTTCAAAAGAGACTCAACCAAAAATGATAACCTAACATTACATCCTCACAAAGAAGAGGAGTTCTGGTTGTGGGTTGCATCGTGGGCACTGTTTGTGAATAAGCCTTCTGACCTTACAGGAAACCTTGAAGATGATAAAGGCTATGACTTACCACCGTTAGAGGTTCACTGGCATGAAGTACCAACAGACCATAGTAAAGCAGGCATAGCAAAATCCGGCCAGTACAGGCTGGTTAAAGAAACTGCATTAAGCCTTAGTGATGCAGCATCAGAAAAAAGAGATAGCCTGCCAAACAGAATTGCCAAGCTATTAGAGCTACGGGAAGTGGAGCCCGATGCACACCGAATAATATGGCACGACCTTGAAGCTGAGCGTAACGCTATTGAAAAAGCTATACCATCAATAGTAAGCATATTCGGCAAGCAAGATCTTGATAAAAGAGAAAAAGCAATCATTGACTTTTCAGAGGGCAAAATTCAGGAGTTGGCAGCAAAGCCTGTTATAGCGGGTTCAGGCACTAACCTGCAGGAGCATTGCCACTGGGCAATATATCTCGGCATAGGCTTTAAGTTCAATGATTTTATTCAATCAATACACAGGCTACAAAGGTTTCTTCAAACACACCCGGTAAGGATTGATTTAATATATACAGAGGCGGAAGCAAATGTAAGAAAGGCCCTTGAGCGTAAATGGAACCAACATAACAAATTAGTACAAAAGATGACTGACATAATAAAAAAATTCGGGCTTTCTCATTCAGCAATGGTTCAGGCCCTTGAACGTAAAATCGGAGTTGAACGAGTTGAAGTGAAAGGAGAACTCTACACTGCTGTACTTAACGACAATGTGCCTGAACTAAGGAGCATGGAAAGTAACAGTGTAGGGCTTATTCTTACTTCATGGCCATTTTCTAACCAATATGAATATTCTCCGAATTATGCTGATTATGGGCATTCTGAAAATAATGCACAGTTTTTTGAGCAAATGGATTTCTCAACGCCGGAAGCATTCAGAGTGTTGAAGCCCGGCAGGATAGCTGCAATACACGTTAAAGACAGGATTGTTCCGGGCGGCTTAACAGGACTTGGATTTCAAACGGTGTACCCGTTTCACCTTGATGCCATACTACACATGACAAAGCATGGCTTTGCCTTTCTCGGTATGAAAACCATTGTTACAGATGTGGTTCGTGAAAATGACCAGACAAACCGTTTAGGATGGAGTGAGCAATGTAAAGACGGTTCCAGGATGGGTGTAGGAATGTCGGAGTACCTGTTAATATTCAGGAAGCCGCAAACTGACAGCACGCGGGGCTATGCTGATGAACCGGTTATAAAAGACAAAGGAAAATACTCCCGGGCACGTTGGCAGGTAGATGCCCACGGTTTTACAAGGAGTTCCGGCAACCGATGCTTAAAACCTGAAGAGCTTAAGGATTTAACCCATAAGCAAATATTTCAGGAGTTTAAAGAGTACTCACTGAATAATATATATGATTTCGAACACCATGTTAAGATTGGTGAAACTCTTGACTTATACGGTAAGCTGCCATCAAACTTTATGTTGCTGCAGCCGCAAAGCTGGGATGATGATGTCTGGACTGATGTTACCAGAATGCTCACTTTGAACGGTAGCCAGTGGAGTTATGGAAAGGAAATGCATATATGTCCTTTACAGTTTGATATTGTTGACAGGGCTATCACACAATACAGTAATGAGGGCGATATCGTGCTTGATTATTTTGGAGGCCTTATGACTGTACCGTATAGGGCTGTAATGCTCGGCAGGCGTGGTTATGGTATAGAGTTAAACCCTTCTTACTTTTTTGATGGTGTTCATTATTGTAAAGCAGCTGAGGACAATGTATTGATGCCATCACTTTTAGACTTGATAAAAGAGGAAGAAAATGCTGAGTAAGGAAGAAAAAATCAAAGATATTTTAGAATACCACCCTACAAGGAACGAGCGCAAATATGTTGCTCGTTACCTGTGGGCGGTGTATCGGGGTAAGCAAGATGTAATTTCTGAAATGGAGGCTTTCGGCGATAATATCCGCAGAATAGCTTATAACCTTTATGCTCAGGAGCGCGCACTGTTATTCGGTTTTACAGAGCTTTATTTTGATGCGGGTTGGCTGAAATATTATGAATGGCTGGAAAGAAAAGAGATTGAAATAACACCAAATAATGCTGTTAGATTTAATAAAATAATGCTGGCTAAAGGTGTTAACGGCAAATGGGCTTATGGCTTGCATTACGGCTTTGGGGCATCTGGCGGGGGTTGGTCGCCATCTATTTATGATGAGCCTTATAATTCCGAAAAAGAAGCGTTAACAGCCGCGTTAAATCAGATGGTGAAATACTTCAATGAAGCACTTGAAAAGGCACCCGGTGATAGTTTTGGTAATTACAATGTAAAATTCATCAAAGCCGTATTGGCAAAATGTAACGAGATGCTTAACCCTAAGCCAGTTCAGGAGCAATTTAGCCTTTTTGAATAATGAACTACATCAATCACAGGAAGCAATTAGTTAAACTGGCACACCGGTACATGGTGTTCATGTTTGAATGTGGCAACCCTGATGATGTGGCAAAACTGGAGTCTGAACTCCTTAGAATGAAAAATGAAATTGCTCACATAGATGCTATGACTGAGTATAAAAAGGCACAAGAGCGCCAGACTATAGAATGGACAGTAACAAGTATAATTGAATTTATATAATATGCAACAACAGATAAATGTATTTGGTGTAGAAAAAATAACGGTGGCTGAAAGTATAGAACTAACTATTGCCAGTCTTAAAGAATATGGTAGCCGTCACAGACATTGGGCTGCAGCATGGAGTTGGGGTAAAGACAGTACAACAGTTGTAACACTAGTTACCCAATTAATCAATACAGGACAAATACCAGCGCCAGAAACCTTTACCATTTTTGCAGCTGATACAAGGATGGAACTAATACCTCTTTGGTTATCAAGCCAGGTAATTAAAAAGCAATTAGAAGAAAGGGGGGTAACTGTAAAAATAGTAACAGCGCCACTTGATGACAGGTTCTTAGTGTATATACTTGGTAGAGGAGTGCCACCACCTTCAAACACGTTTAGGTGGTGTACTGGGCAGATTAAAGTAGAACCTATGGAAGCTGCTCTTTCAGAATATATCCAACAAAAAGAAGAAAAGATTTTAATGCTCACAGGTGTGAGGCTTGGTGAAAGCGCTATAAGAGATCAAAGGATAAATATCAGCTGTAGTAAAGATGGTGCTGAATGCGGACAAGGTTGGTATCAAACAGGATTGCAAAATGACTTGTGCGCTACCCTTGCTCCAATACTACACTGGAGGGTATGTAATGTGTGGGATTGGTTAAAGGTTTTTGCACCAATGAAAAAACACGGCGGATGGAATACCTCATTATTAGCCGATGCCTATGGTGGTGAAGAAGCTGAAGAGATAAATGCCAGAACAGGTTGTTTAGGCTGCCCCCTTGTTAGCAAAGACACAGCCCTTGATGTAGTATTAAAAAATCCAGTTTGGGAATATTTAAGGCCGTTAAAAAGGTTGAAAGTAATATACAGGGAAATGAAGCTACCCCATAACAGGTTGAGAAAGCCGGGCGGGGAGAGGCGTAAAGATGGAAAGCTTTCAAAGAATCAACAAAGAATGGGGCCACTAACACTGGAAGCGAGATTAAAGTTTCTTGATGAAATATTGAAAATTCAAGATGAAGTGAATACAGGTGCAGAAGCAAGTAACATGCCTCAGATTGATATTTTAAATACAGAAGAAATTGAAAGGATTAAAGAGCTAATAGAATTAAAAACTTGGCCGCAAAAATGGACAGGTGATGAGCCTAATGCTGCTGAACCGCAACATTCCATAAAAGCAGATGGCAGCATTCACTACAATATTTTTCTTGATTGGAAATAATTTATAACATAACAAATTTAACAATGGCAAATAAAGCTGAGACAACAAAGGAAATAACCAATTCTGAAACCGTTTACGAGCTTCGGAAAATTAAGAAACGTATCAGGGCATCAGTTGATGTATCGGGTGATGAGAATGCGGATAAATCTATCAGGGCGATAGACCGCGCAATAAAAGTACTGGCTGAAATAGGCTGGGTAATTGATTAATAACTTAAATAAAGCGTAGCGGCTATAACGCTGTAGATTATGTATAACAATAATAGCCAACGAGAAATAGAAAGAAAATACAAATACCTTCTACATAAGGTAAGTAATGACGAATTTTACAAAATTGACCTTTCTAACCGTATTAACTGTTATACCTGTAAGCAGTGTAAACACATCACGAAAACTAAAGATGTAGATGCAGGTGTTACTCCTATGTTTCATACATGCGAAAAGTGCAGTCATACAGCAATAAGCAGCATGTATAAAGACATTGCTCCTGAAAAAAATCCCACACAAGAATGGTATCGACCGTCTTTGTTGGAGTGTTTTAAATTAAAAAAGAACCAACATCTTTTAGAGCATGTACTTTCAGGTGGATTACTCAACAGAATTATTCAAACAAAGCCCCAAAATTAGGGGCTTTTTTTATACCTACAATCGTGAAAATCACTATATTTGTGTTAATAAAATCCACTCGATTTTAATAATATTTCACCGCGACACTTTCGCATAAGATTTCATAACACCCACTTAATTAATGATAATCGGAATTGACCCAGACACCAACAAGTCCGGCGTTGCTATTAAAGATGATTTAGGGATAGAGCTTAAAACCTTAAAATTCTTTGAGTTGTTTGACCTTTTAAAAGGCAATGCAACCCGTATCAGAAAAGTCAGAATAGAGGCATCATGGCTTATAAAAAGCAACTGGCATAAGAAAGTAAAAGGCAGCGCGGCGGTAAATGCGCGCATCGGGAACCACACAGGCAGCAACCACGAAACAGGCCGTAAGATAGTAGAAATGTGCCAGTACCTGAAAATCCCTTATGATGAAGTCAAGCCTTTAAAGAAAATATGGAAAGGTCCTGATAAGAAAATTACTCATGAAGAATTGTCCCGGATGGTGCCTAATTTACCTAATCGGACAAATTCAGAACAACGAGATGCGTGTCTGCTAATCCTTTAATCTATGAACGCTAAAGACAGGAAAAGAGCATTTAAAAAATGCAACAACTCTAAAACCTCATATGCCACTTACTATGATGCAGCCGAGGCATTAAGGCGAATACGACAAAAGTCTAACGCTCCTAAAAAACCTGTAAGGGCTTACAAGTGTGAGTGTGGTAAATACCACTTAACATCAATGCCGATAGCAGATGCTAATACCATTAAGAAGAAGGTTGACGAAAGGGTAAAGAAACGCGAAGAGCGATTTATAAATCGTGAAACGGAATACTGGAAAAAGAGATTTAAGATAAGAGATTAAGCATGGCAGCACCAATAGGGAATCAATTTTGGAAACTTAGAAGTAAGCACGGCAGAGATAAGCTATTCTCCACTCCTGAGCTATTGTGGGATGCAGCGTGTGAATACTTTGAATGGTGCGACAATAACCCACTCACAGAAGATAATATCGAAGTTATAAGGGTAAACGGCATAGGTGATGAAATAAAGCGTGTGCCAAAGTACAAGATGAGACCATACACCCTCAATGGATTATGTATTTATCTCGATTGCTGTACAGAATACTTTAGAAAGTTTGAAGACAACAATAAAGATTCTAAAGATTTTATCACAGTCATTACGCGTATACGAGAAATTATATACGAACAAAAGTTCTCAGGTGCTGCAGCAGGCTTCTTTAATGCTAATATAATAGCAAGGGATTTAGGATTGAGCGAGAAACAATCTATATCTGTTACAGAACAGCCTTTATTCCCGGAAGATACAGAATAGACAAAAACTATTGATTTTAAAAAATATTGTGAATTGAGGTTTATCCCGCCCGTGGCAAGATGAGACATTAAAAATTAAAACATCAGTAAAATCAGTATGTTTAAACCCATAGATAAATACTATCAAAATGTTTAAAAGAACTACAGCCATAAATAAATTGCTTGCTTTGAAGAAGCGTAAGCGTGTTATACAGGGTGGCACATGGGCTGGTAAAACATTTGGTATAATGCCGTTATTGATTGATAAAGCCTCAAAGTACCCAAACAAAAAGATAACCGTTGTAGCTGAAACTATACCTGCCATAAAAGAGGGTGTTCTTGATGACTTTAAGAACATCATGCAGATGACTGGCCGTTGGAATGAAAAGAACTTTAATGCTACTGACAGGGTGTATAAGTTCCCTGCAACGGGTTCAAGGATAGAGTTTAAATCATTCGATTCTCTTGGTAAAGCTAAAGCGGCTGGCAAAAGGACTGATTTGTTTATTAATGAGGGCAACTATATAGCCTTTGAGATAGCCGATGCACTTATGATGCGTACCAGTGAGAGAATCTGGATTGACTTTAACCCTACCAATGAGTTTTGGGCCCATACCGAAGTACTGACAGGTGATGATGCTGAATTTCTACTACTGAAATACACCGACAATGAAGCCCTTCCGGAAACCATTTACAAAGAGCTTATGACAAAGATTGAGAAGTCTAAAACTTCTGAATATTGGCGTAACTGGTGCAAGGTGTATATAGATGGTGAGATTGGCAGCTTAGAGGGTGTTATATTCACGAACTGGAAACAGATTGATGATATACCCGCCGAGGCTACATTAATCGGTTACGGGCTTGATTTTGGCTATACCAACGACCCTACAGCATTGGTAGCTATTTACAAGTGGAACGGTAAAAGAATACTTGATGAAGTGCTGTATCAAACAGGGATGATAAACAGCGAAATAGCAAAATACATTAAAAAAGGCATTCCTGTATTTGCTGATAGCGCCGAGCCAAAGAGTATTGAAGAAATACGCAGGCATGGTATTAATATAAAGCCTGTTGTAAAAGGTTCTGACAGTATCAATTTCGGCTTACAGGCAATGCAGAACCAGGAATACCTGATAACATCTAACAGCCGCAACATTATCAAAGAGTTCAGGGCTTATAGTTGGGATAAAGATAAGATGGGTAAAAGGCTTAACGTGCCTATAGATACATTTAATCACTCTGTTGATGCTATCAGGTATCACGAGATGATGACTGTTGGTGGATTGGTAAAAGATTACAGAACTCGCATAAGGGTAGGATGAAAAACATCACCATAAAAGAATATGCTCAGCTTCAGGATGCATCAGAATATGCCATACTGGAATTTGTAAAGCCTGCAAACAGCTTTGCGGGTAAATCTTTTACAGTAAACAGCATGCCGTTCACTAATGTTAAGTATTGCATTCGCTTAATAGGTAATATGAATGACTGGAATACATTATGCCAGCTATTCACTATCTGCTTTGATATTGATGATGATGCATTCTGGAATGCTCGTGTAAAGGAGTATTTTCAGGCGCGCCAATACATAATACAGCAGTTCAAAAATGCTGTTGAAATCGAAAGCAAATTGTTTGCATCACAGGATAAAGATGCCCATCTATGGAAAATGGCAGGTTCTGAAAGGCTTATGCCTTATAACGATTTGCTGCCGTTAATCAACCTGGGTAAGATGCTTGGGCAATACCCTCAAGACTTAGGCAGGAAGCCTTATGTAGAAATAATATCGCTGCTTGCAGCAACAAAGGTACAGAGTGAAGTAGAACAGGATTTCTTAAAACTTAAAAAGTAATGTGTGATTGTGATTATAATAATGTCTTTCGCAACTTGATGATAGAGTATTTGGAAGCTATTTACTTTACTCCATTCGTAAAGGCTGATAAGGTTAAGCCTATAGAGTTTTATATAAATTCACATTTAAAAAAATAGTAACATGAGTGATATAGTAAGAATATTTGAAACAGTAGCAAGCGAAAAGGGCTATGAGTACCACTATGGCAAAAAGGCTGCTTTAAACCTATTGGGTGGCAGTTTGGATGCAGATAAAACATACCTGCTTCATGAGTTTACCAACCGAAAAAGCAATTATAACAGTAGCGGCACAGCTATCACCGGTATTACTTATGAGGGTAAAATGTTCCTGGTTAAGCAAAGCAATTTAGACCAGCAATATTTTCAGGAAAGAGGCGAACAAGATTCATCAAAGTATAATGTGAATATTGAGCCTTTGCTTGATGAGTTTAAGGCTATCGGAAATATGCTTGCATGTTCTGGATATGAGGTTATGCAGTGGGATAATATAGATGTTACCGATGCCCTCGATGTTAACATGGACGGAATATTAATTTCTTATAAAGTAAAAGTGATATGATAATAACTGAAGAAAATTTAAAGGAGATAGGCTTTTTCAATTTCAGCAGTATTGATGATTTTGGCATTGATGAATGGCGTAAAAATGCAAATGACTGCATGGTTACATACTACTTAAAAGTATGTTTTTCTGATTTAGGATTGAGAAATGTTTACATTCATTATCCTAATGGATCTGTTAAAGAATTTAAATCCGTTATCGAATTTGATGAGCTGATAGATTTAATTAATTTACACACATAATGACAGTAAATGAAGTGATGCAGCAGGAGTTTGAAGCCATCAGAGATGAGCTGATAAGTGCCTATGATGCTAAAGGCATGCGTTCATCTGGTGAGTGGGCTGATGCCCTAGAGGTTAAAGTTTCAGAAAGCGGCAACAGGGTAAAAGGAGCAATACTCGGCCTGCCATACTCTCAACAATTGGAAACAGGGCGCGCCCCCGGAAAACAACCGCCGAGCAAAGCTATTGAGAAATGGATTTATGAAAAAGGCATATCAGCCTCTATAGAGGGCAAAATATCTATCAGTAGCCTTGCATATCTTATTGCCCGTAAAATTGCAAGAGAGGGCTGGAAAAGGGAGCAGTACGGGGGAGTGGAACTTATATCAGAAGTCATAACCCCGCAAAGGATACAAGCTATTATTGATAAAGTAAGCGATATTTACATCTCAAGGGTTTCAACTGAGTTAGTAACATTTTTAAAACAGGCAGCATGATAATATTTACAGGAGGCATAGGCTTAACGAAATTACGCCCTGCATACAGCAATGACATTTACACATTCAGCACCGATGCCGGTACGCCGTTGTATTGTGATATAACATCTCAAGGCCTTTCAATGATTAGGCTATATCCGCGCCCGGATGGTTCATTCTGGCTAAACCTGAAGCCATACATAAGCGCTATTATCAATACAAGGAAATTTGAAGACAATGTTGTTACTGACTTTCAAAGTCCGAACCCGCAATCTTTTATTTATGACTTTACAACCGGTACATATCTAAACCTTAACCTTACATTTACCATTACCCTTGATGATGATAGTACAGACAGCATAAGCTATGTATTGACATGGTATGCAGGATGCAGCCAGATTGGTGATCTATCTCCATTGCTTAATACTGAATTTCATGTGCTAACACCTTCTTTAAAAAGCACTACAAATAAATATTACCTGAAATATTGGGCCGGATATCCTTTTGACTTATCCATGTACTACAATGGTGATAACATCACACTTGAAAACACTACAACGGGTTATAGTGTAGATTTTGAAACGTTCAGTGAAGTTAATCGAATATTCCTGTCAGATGGCAGAACCAGCGAAACACTCGAAGATATTATGCCGGTAGCTGATGGTTACAATACTATCAGAATAATGGCCGATGGCACACCCTCGGATAATGACAAATATATTATCATCAATAAGCAGCCAATAACATGCGGGGTTTACGTAAAATGGCTTAACAGCCGGGGAGGGTATTCGTATTGGCTTTTTGAAGATACCGCAAAGGTTGACAGAAGCACCAGGAGCATGGGTGAGATAGAAAACAACTATAGCAACAATGAAAGCACAATGGCCAGAACTTTAAATATCGGCATGGATGCACAAGATAGGATAAGGGTTACAGCCGAATTGCTTAGTGAAGACGATACAGCCATACTTAAAGACATATTGTCGAGCCCTAAAATTTATATGTTTACAGGTGAGCCAGCTTCACAAAATGACTACCGCAACTGGATTGAGGTAATGTTAGTTACAAATTCAACTGTTGTTAAAAACCATAAGGAAAAATTAACTAATTTCGTATTAGACTTCCGCGCCCCTATGCGCGATACCCAAACACTATAATTTTTCTCCTGATATTTCCTTTTGCTATGGATAGTTGCCAATAACATTATACATAAACAATTATAAAATTGACATTGAGAATGCTGCCATTAGCCAAACAAAACAGGTTAACGACATAGCATCATTGTCTGACAGGCAAACTAACTACACTAACCGCATCAGGGTGCCTAAAACAGCCAATAATAAAAAGGCATTCGGTTACGCTACTATACCCGGTAACCTTTCACCATACCCATATCAGAAGAATGAATGCAGCATGTACAGCGATACAGGGGAATGCTATGTTTATAAAGGGTGGGCAATCATATCAGATGCAGGAGATTATTATGAAGTCGTAATTTATGATGGAATAATAGATCTGTATAAAGCTATCGAAAACAAAAGCCTTTCTGATATGGGGCTTAACGAGCTTAACCATGAAAAAGATGTGCCAACGGTTGTAAATAGCTGGACAGTTGAGCAAAAGAACTTCCGCTACCTGGTTGTAGATTACAACGGTAAAACGGGCGATACCTTTAACGGCGAAATCAATATTGATTATCTGGTGCCGTCTGTGTGGGTGCCTTATTTGTGGCAAAAAATACAGAGTTATTTTGGTGTGGTATTTCAGGGAACGTTGTTTGATACGTTGTATTTCCGTAACCTGTACATGAGTTATCCGAAAGGGCTTTCATCTGTAGATAGCGAAACGCTAATCTATCAGGCAAATGATAACACGTTTGAAGATACTACCGATAATGGCAGGTATTTGAAATACCTTTCTACCGAGGTATATGATATAGCGAGCGACTTTAACGGCGTGCATTTGAGGATGCCGGAAACGGGCAAATACAGGATAACCGTTGAGGCGAACGTTTTTAATATACTTCAGTACAAAGGGGCTATAAAAATTGGTATTAACAGTGTTGGTGTACCGCCAAACCAGCTAACATCATCTGAATACCTGATAGATACTTATAACAGCAATCAAGATTTTACCGCGTCAAAACTGATAGAAGTTAATGCCAATGATACTGTAGCTTTATCATTCGTAAAGTCTCCAAACGAAAGTGGTAATTATAATTTTTATGCTTATGCTCCTGAGGAGTATTCAGGCACATTTATAAACGTTACCATCCACCGCGTTATACCCAACCAGATAAACTTTGGCTATGCCTTAGAGCAGTTTTCCGTAAAGGACTTTGTAAACGAAATAGTGCAACGTTTTGCCCTAACCATGTATAAAGATAAGTACACCAATACATATCTGTTTCTAACACCTGAAGAAATGATACAGAATGCTGAGTATGTAGATTGGTCGGATAAGTTTCACGGCGGCCACACAGAAAACTATACATACAATGCCTATGCGCGTGAAAATTATTTCAAATACAATTACAATGACAAAGAGGGCAATTATAATGATGGTTTTATTGGTATTGATAATATCAACCTTGCAGATAAAAAAGATGTTGTAAAATCAAAATTATACAGCCCTGAGCGCTTCCCGGTGCAAATGTTCCCAAACAAAACAGTAAGCGTATTCAAGCTATGGGATAAAGAGATAAAGGAGACAGAAGCAGAGCTTGAAACGGAGTATAAAACACTCGATAACCGCTTTTACTTCATGTATGGCGATTATAAGTCATATCCAACGGTAGGGCTGGCATCTGCATACAATGTAATATCTGAAACACTGGAGCAGTCCGCAACGGTTAACAGCATATTCTTAGGTTCATTCAGCGGCCTGACCTTTAAAGATATGGTGCAGCTATTCTACCATCCAATGGCAAAGATACTCAACCGCTTCTCAATGGTTAAGGCACAAATGTACCTTTCGGAAAGTGATGTGGCAAACCTTGATTTTAAAAAGCTATACTATATCAAGCAGCTATCTAACTACTACATGATTAACAAGATTGTAGATTATGTGCCTAAAAGGCTGTGTACTGTAGAGCTTATAAGGGTTATATATGCGGGCGAGCCGGAACTTATAACCGATAATGAAGCCATCAAAATATTAAGCGCCGTTAGGAGTTCTCAGTATGAGTATAGTGTAAACTACTCGTTAAGCTACGACCTTTCAGACGGCCAGGTGCTTAAGTTTGAAACCTCTATTAACGGTAACGTGTGGGTAGATATCAACCAGGACACAAGCAACGTTTCATTTGCCTTCGTAAACCTGCAGGGATACCCGTCAAACTATATCCGCATTACAGATGTTGTTAACAATGTTTCTTCACAACCATACCCGCTATGATAGTAGATTTTAAAAACAGTAAACCCTTTATTGAATTTGGCTTTAATGAAGCTGAAAAAACAGTTGCGCCCGGCGAGGTGTTTAAAGTATGGGTAATTGGCCAATATAACAACAGCCTTTATACTTACCAGCTTTCATGTTCCGGCATCCCTGATGTAGAAAAAATATCTGACTTTGAATATAATGTTAGCTATGCAATACCGGGCCAATATGAAATCACTTTAAACCTGGTGCATGGCTTTCAGAAAAAAAAATCAATTATAAGTAATACCATAACCATAACAGTAGAGTAATGTCAGAGAAAATAGAATTAGCAAAACTGGAATTGAACGTTGAAGCTTTGTTACAAGCTACTGCCAATGTTAAGGATAATATACTATTCCTTCGGGAGCAACAGGCATTGTTGCGTAAAGAGGGCCAGGAAACATCATTACAGTACATTAAGAATGCTGCTGAAATTAAAAACCTTTCTAAAGAATATAACTCTTTAGAAAAGGCCGTCGCATCACAAATAAGTGTTACCGGGCAAATGATTACTAAAGAGCAGGCTTTGGAAAATGCTGTTAAAAGCCAAAATGTAACCATTCAGAATGCTATAGATAACAACAGGGAGTTGCGTGCCATAAAAAGGAATGTTGATGTTACTACTGAAGAGGGCCGGAAAACACTTGAAAGGCTTAACAAAAAGATAGACGAAAACACAACCTTCATAAAAGAGAATGGCGATGCCTATGAGCGGCAAAAAATGGAAATCGGAAATTATAAAGATAACATTGTAGATGCTGCTAATGAGTTGAATGTATTTAATGGGGGGTTTGGTGGCTTCATACAAAGGGCGGAAGCTGCAGGAGGTGTATTGCCGTTGGTTACCAAAAGCTTGGGTGGTGTGGTGCAGGGTATAAAAGGAATGACAACAGCCAGTCTTCGATTTCTTGCAACGCCGATAGGTGCTGTTATAGGTGCTATCGGATTAGTACTGGCTCCATTAATTACGTATTTAACCCAAACACAGGAAGGAATAGATAAGGTAACATCATTTACAAGGCCTCTACAAGCAATATTTCAATCTCTGGTAGGTGTGTTACAAAAGGTTGGAAAATGGCTGTTTGATACATTCAATAATCCAAAACAGGCTATTCAGGATTTTGGCAGGTTGCTAAAAGAAAATATAGAAAACAGGCTAAAGGGTTTTATGGAATTGATACCAAAGCTGGGTGAGGCTTTTGCTTTGTTATTTGAAGGTGAGTTCAGGGCTGCTGCTAAAACAGCTACCGATGCTATGGGCAAAGTTGCTTTTGGAACTGAAAACATAACTGATAAGGTTGTAGCTGCAATGGAGGCTACAGGTGAGTTTCTCGATGAGGCATACACCAAAGGCCAGCTTATAGATAAACTTCAAAAGGAACTTGACAGGGGGCAGGCGATATATACCATACAGACAGGAAATCTAAAGGAGCAGTTTAAGCAGCTTAATCTTATTGCTGAAGATACCAATAACACATTTGCTGAACGTGAAAAGGCAGCAAAAGAAAGTATAAATACTGCACGAGAAATGAATCGCCTGACTGTTGAGAGGCTTGATAAAGAGATTGAGATAATGAAAATTAAACAATCTTTAAATGACACTTCTAACGAAGAAAGACAAGCTCTTGCTGAATTGATTGCCAAGCGTAATGAAGCTAATGCACAAATGCTGGAGATGGAAACAACGCAAAATAACAAGTTAAATGCCATCAGGAAAGAAGCAGCCGCAAAAGCAAAAGCAGAAAGGCAAAAGGCACTTGATGATTATGCTGCAAAGCTACAGCTTGAACTGGATTTATTTGTTGAAATGCAAGAGGGTAAATCCAAATCATTACAAGGTGAATTGACAGAAGCTGAAAGGGTAAAGAATGATAAATTAAAGATTGCTGAAGCTGAATATAAAGCATCTGAAAGGACTGCTAATGATAGGCTGGAACTGGAAATTAAAAAACAGTCTGCAATACGTGAATATGTTGAAGCTACATCTGAAATAACAAAATCCTTTGCAACTGCAGAGTTAGATTTATTCATTCAACAAAATCAGTCGAAACTTGAGAATGCCCGCTTCCTTACTGATGAACTTTATAAAGAAGAAGAGAAGAGGCTTGCATCTGTAAAAGAAAGACAACTCCAGCAATTGGCATTAGAAAAGAATACCAATGCTCAGGTTATAGAACAGAAGCAGGCTAACAACGAAGCTTTGACTCTTAATGACCTTGAATACCTTACTGGCAAAGCTGCTATAGAGCAGGAATACAATGTTGCCATTGATAACAACAATATTGCTTTCAGGGAATTTGTAAAAAAACGTGATGCAGATCAGGCATTAATTGATAAGGAGCTAAAACTTGCTGAAGCAAAATCTGAATATGAGAGGCAACTTATTGAAGAAGATTTTAGGCATCAGCAGGAAATGATAAGGCTTAAAGAGCAGCTTAATGACCGTAAAATAACACAGCAGCAATTTGATATATTCCAACGTGCTGAAGCCGAAAAAACAGCAGCCATACAAACACAACTTGCATTGCAAAAGCAGGAGGCTGAATTAGGAGCATACTCTACCATTGCCGGGGCAATTTCTGAAATGTTTGGGCAAAATAAAGCACTTGCACTTGCAATGGCCGGTATTGATGGCGCTAAAGCAATTACATCTATTTTGGCCCAATATCCAAAGTTTGATGGTGGTATTGCAATGTGGGCCGCTATTGCTGCAGCAGGTGTTACAACAGCAATGCAGGTAAGAAAGATATCCAGCACTAAACCGCCAAAAGAACCGAAGTTTGAAAAGGGTGGGGGGTTAAAGATTTTAGGAGGTAGCAGGCATGCCCAGGGAGGTGTAAAATTCAGCGGTTCAGATGGTACCAGATTTGAAGCTGAGCAAGGTGAAATCATTGGAGTAATGAACCGTAACGCGGCATCTCATTTTCTTGCATTCAACAGCCTTTTTAATTCAGGTGCATCAACAGTATCAAGGCCATCTTATTTTGCCAATGGTGGAGCTATGTCGGTTTCATCCGGGCAGAATATAGATGTTCGTGAATTGGCAATAGAACTTGCTGAAGCTAACCGTAACCTGCCGCCACCGGTTGTAAAGGTGCAGGATATCATATCAGAAACAACTAAAACAGTAACCGTACAATCACAATCAAACTTTTAATTATGGCATCAATACAGGTGATACTAGGGGGCTGGAAAAACTTCATAGACAAATCTGAAGTTACAGAAGAAAAAGCCCGGGAGCGTGCCGATATATGCGCACAATGCCCGAATGCAGTTAAAGGCAAACTGCTTGCATTTATAAAAGATAGCCTTAAGGAAATAGAGGGTTACAAGTGTAGTGTTTGTGATTGCCCTTTAAGTGCAAAATTACGTTCAGAAGATATTTGTCCAATCGGCAAATGGGAATGACACGATATGAAACTATAATTGAACTTGGAGATAAATTTGTCAAGCTTATCGGTAAGGGGTTTGTTCCTGTACACCTGCTTGACTGGAAAGTGTATTATGAAGCCTATCTTGAAGAAAAGCAAGTGCAGAAGTCTAAGAGGCAGGCAGTATTAACACTGATGGCAAAGTATCCGATTTCGGAAAAACATTTATACCAGATTATAAAATTTATGGAAAACTAAAGCCCCTGTTACGGGGCTTTTTTGCGTATTTTCTTTATGTATTCTTTTACCTTTATGTACTCATCATCAAGCAGCCTAAACGTTCTGTTTTTCCTAAGCTCTTTAACCTTTGGGCGGCCAGCACCTTCTCTTTTGCCACCCCTGTTTTCTGTTGTCATAATAAAAATTTTTATATATTTGTAATCAAATGTAGTGCATATGTTATTGACTGATTTTTAATCTATCAATAATAAGGCTATAGGCCGAAGAACACTCTTAGCCCTGCCTCGTTGTGGGGCTTATTTTTTCAATCTCTATTGATGTAAGATATAGAGGAGAATTTCCGGCAGGCTCTGTAAATCCGTTAGAGAAATCAGCCCTTGTATATTCTGTCTTTTCAAGGCCGTAAATCTTTACCTTTTTATTCCCTAAACCCTTTACACCTCTTAACTTACATGTAAGTGGCTGCCATTCGGCACCGGCTGAAAGATATTCAGGCTGATGCGAGCTTAATATTTCAACAGCATCGCATATCCATATACTGCCGTCTGACTCGTTGTGGATTACTTTTTTACCTTTAAAAAGTTCTGCTGCCTGAAAGTTGTCGATTTTAATTGTAGTTTCCATAATGTTTAAATTTTGATTAATTATTTATTTTATTTTTAGTTATGATTATCTAACCTGCGTAATTTTTAGAGTTTTTGTTACCAAAATAAGTATTTGTGTCATATTCGGCAAAATATCCTTTTTCTACTCCATAAGAAATCACTTCTGCAAGTTTTGGATTTTCAGAGCCGTATTTTTCAAGATTTCTTTTTTTAGTTTGCTCATTAGCCATTCTTTGAACAAGCATTCTTAAATCTGTTTTTACCCTTGTGCTTTTTGAAAGCCTTTCAACATTTGCAAATTCTTTAGCGAAAGATAGAAACTCAATCATTTTTTCTTTAACATCTTCGTTTTTCCAAACTTTAAAAATGTATTTAATACTGCTGATAACGCTATCTCTATTTTCTGTTAATATAGTTTCAATTGCTTTCATAATGATTAGTTTTAATTGTTATTGTTTGATGATGTAAAGATACAACTCTTTTTGAAAAAAGCAATACTTTTTTCAAAATATTTCAATCATTTTTATTTATAAAAAAACCGTCTGTTATAGACGGTTAAACAAATCTTCTAAATATTTCTCTTTATTCTGAACTTCTTTAATGAACAAATCTTTATTCATTGGGATTTGAGGCGGTTCCTGCTTTTCACACCATTTGAGGTATTGCAGGTAATGAGCATCATTATCCGTAACAAATGCTTTGTGCCTGTTAATGTAAGGGTTAAGGGCTTCTTTCTGAGCCGCCCGATGTTTTGACATTTGCTCATTATACAGCTTTAGCCACTGCCTGCGGGCGGGCTTTATAAGCAGTACAAGCGCAACGAATATTAACAGGTAAAAAAACATAAACAATTTATATCCACAAAGATATATTTTTCTGAACTAATGAGGTAAGTACTTTATCATTTTACTCTATCTAATTTTGAAAACATGATAGGGAATATTTATATATCAGGTGTAATAGGCGAATATGATGACATAAAAGGTGTTACGCTTATTGATATTGTATCACAGGTAAAAAAAGTGCCTGATGCTACAGAATATATTGTACACATAAACAGTGAAGGTGGCTTAGTTGATACTGGATTTGACATCTATAACTATTTACGGTCTTTAGGTAAACCAATCACAACTATAGGTTCTGGCATTGTAGCGAGTATTGCTACTGTTATTTATATGGCAGGAGATACAAGAAAGCTTGTAGATGGAACTAAGTTTATGATACACAATCCATGGGGAGAGATAAAAGGAAATGCTTCTGAAATGTCTGCTTATGCTGATATGCTTTTAAAAGTAGAAAAGCAAATGCTTGATTTTTATAAAAAAGCATTGAATTTAACAGAAGAAGCTATTGCGCCATTACTCCGGGATGAAGTATTTCTAAATACAGAGCAGCTTACCGCACTTGGTTTTGTAACATCAGAACCTATGCAGGTTGCAGCAAAAGCAGTAATTAACACTAAAACTAATGATAAAATGAACAAAGAAGACAAAGAAGCCAAAGGCATTTTAGCATCTATAGAAAAGATGCTTAAAAAGTTTACCGGCTTCAAGGCAAAAATGGTTCAGGATGCCACCGGCACCGAAATCAATTTTGAAGAGCTTGCAGATGGTGATGCGATTGCCGTTGGTGCTAAAGCTACTATTGGCGGTGAGCCTGCCGAGGGTGAGCATGTTATGCCTGATGGCAGCACTTATGTGTTTGTGGCAGGTGAGCTAACAGAAATAAGGGAAGCTGAAGAAGATGCTGAAATGGCTGCTTTACAGCAGGAGAACGACCAGCTTAAAAGCGAAAAAGAAACCCTCGCTGCTGAAAAAGAAGCTGCTGTTGCTGAAGCAGCACAAGCCAAAGCAAAACTAAAGGAGATTGAAAAAGATGTGGCTAATCTTAAAAAGCAGGTTATGTCTAAGTTCAGTTATGATGGCAAAAAGAACCCTGCTAAAGGGAAAACAAAAGGCAGTGAAGGTGATGAAGTCACTGACAGGGCCGCTGGTGCGAGACAGTATTTAAACAACAAAAAAAATAAATAATCATGCCTATAATTGATGTAGAAGATTTAACGCTGAACCCACAAGAAGTGGAGACAGCAGGCGAAGTGATATTTGAGAGGGCTTACAATGAGTCTGACCTGTCTGAATATCACGATATAGAAACAGGCGTTACCATGAAGCAGCAAATTGTTTTTGCTGAACTTATGGGCATGCTCGGTAAAAAGGCAACAGGCTGTACACCTAATGCTGCTGATGGTTTTGCCATGACTGAGAAGTTCTGGGAACCTGTAATTGAAGATTTCCGTCTTGAGCAATGCCAGCTTGATATGCCTGCACTGCTTAAGCTGTTCAGGAAAGCCCAAAGAATGAACCCCGATTTTTACGATGCTGTAGGCTATGAAGAGTTTGGAGTTATCATAGCAGCTGTAGAGACAGCCCTGCTTGAAAACATGCACCGTAAAATATGGTTTAACGACACGGTGGCTGCAACAGTAGCCAACAGCGGTGTATTTACCAACGGAACAGATTTAGGATACTTTAACTCGTTCGATGGTTTGTTTAAGCAAATTTTTACAGAGGTTCCGGAAACTTCAGCGCAATATGTAGCTATAACTGCAAATGATGGTGACAGCTATGTAAATCAGAAACTTGCTGCTGATGCTGCCTTTTCAATATTTGAAAAAATGGTAGAGGCTGCTGATGAAAGGCTTGCAGGTGCGGAAGATGCTTTTATATTAGCTACACGCTCCCTTGCAGATAACTACCGTTCAACATTAAGGAACAAAAACTTAGGTGCTGGTTTCCTTGAGGTTGTAGAGAATGGCAGGCCGAAGCTGATGTTTGATGGTATCGAGATTAAAGTTCGTTACGACTGGGACAGGAACATTAAGAAGTACCAGGATAACGGTACTACAAGGCACCTCCCTCACAGGGCTATAATGACAACTAAGAGCAATATTCCAATTGCTACCTTGAGCACTGAAGACCTTACAAAACTTGATGTATTCTACGAGAAGTACAAAAAAGTTAATGTTATAGATGGTGCTTACAGTATAGATGCAAAGCACCTTGAACCTTACATGACAGTAGCCGCTTACTAAGCGGTTACTGTTTTCTTAACTTCATAAATTACAGATTATGCCAATAGATTGTACAGGCAATTTAACTGCCGATATTCTTTTTGATTGTGCGAATGCCCCGGTAGGTGGTATTGAGCAAAACGTGGTACTTATCAATAAAAATGATATTGATGTTGTAAACACAACTGTAGATGCCACAAACAGGGTTCTTGTAACAAACCTCCAGCTATTGCCGGGTAAAACAGGTTATTTACTTACAGGTGTAAAGCAAGCCAACGGTAAAGCGTGGGAACTTGTGAAAAAAGACAATGCCCCGGATAAGTTTAAGCACACCTTTAGCGGGGTTATATTTAACCCGAGTGCCGCCAATAAGCTACAGGCGGACAGCCTTAGCAAAGGTGCCAAATACGTGGCCGTTGTAGAGCAGGTTTGGAAAGGTACAGACAGCGATGATGCATTTGAGGTATTAGGGCTCGATGCAGGCCTTGAGCTTATGACAATGACCAACAACTCTAAAGAGAATGACAACATGATAATGTTTGAACTTTCTTCTGCTGATGGTTTTGAAGATACTACCATGCCTAAAACGCTTTTAGAAACGGATTATGCCACAACTAAAACAGCGTTTACCAACAAGTTTGAACAAGCTGCCGGGTAATGATTGATTTTACCAAAATAGATGCTAACACCCTTGCTACAGGAGTAGATGATAAGGGTGTTAAGTATCTTGAAATTTTCCTTAAAGAGTACACCCGACTTTTTGGAGGTTCAGTTAACCCCGGGTGTAATAAATGTCTAACATCCTATCTGGATAAATACAAAAAAGCAATGGCAAAAGGTGAAAATAAATCAGGTTATAAGCTGAAAGCTAAATATAATGGCATTCCGCTTGGTTTTGGTAAGAGGGTATTAGTTACCAATGAGAATATTACTGAAGAGTATGCTGAACAGCTACTTCAACGGCCTAACGGTAAAGATCTCTTTGAGGTTATTCCCGATAAGAAGCAGAAAGAACCGTTAGCAACTGAAGTTGTAGCACTTATAGAAGCTGCAACCACTCTTGAAGAGATTGAAAAGTTTGCAGATGACACCCGTAAAACGGTAATAGCAGCATATAATGCCAAAAAAGAGGCTCTTGAAGAACCTAAAAACGATTAAGCATGAAAACATTACTGGTGAATGTCTGGAAGCGGTTAACGCCATGGAACAAATCAGTAGAGGTATATGCTAACGACACTGATAACGCCTATCCAGAACGCATGGATAGGCTTATTAATAATAGCGTAACGGCAAGTTCTGCTACCTCTATCATGGTTCAGTATCTTATTGGCAAAGGTTACGGGCGGGCTGTGGATGATCTCATCGTAAACCCATCGCTAAACCTTAAACTAATCGACTTTGCCGATGACGTTGCGGGTGAAATAGTAAAGCACAGGGGCGTATTTATCCATGTGAACTGGAATGCATTGTACAAGATTGCAGGCTTCAGTGTAATTCCGTTTGATTGGTGCAGGATTGGCAAAAAAGACAGTAATGATTATGCCGGCAAAATAGCAGTCTACCGCAATGGGTGGGAAAAACCAAAAAAATCAGATGTTACCTGGATTGATGTTTTCAACCCCAATAAAAATGTAATTGATGCTCAGGTAGAAAAGGCCGGGGGATGGGAGCATTACAAGGGGCAGGTGTTGTACATCAATATGGACACAAAACTCATTTACCCGCTTTCACGCATTGAGAGCGTTGCAGAAGATTGTGACAGCGAGGCTCAGGCATCAATCTACAAAAACAGATTGTTACGAAAAGGCTTCTTTGGAAACACCATAGTTGTAACACGGCCGCTTGTTGGTGATGGTTTATCGGGTGCTGAACTAATAGCTGCTGAAAGCGAGCGTGAGCAGTTTCAGAAAGGCATTAAAGATACTTTAGGCGCTGAGAATGCCGGCGGTGTATTATGCCTTGAAATGGATTTTGCAGGTGAAAAACTTGAAGATGCTATACTGATTAAGCAGGTAGAAAGTAAGATTGATGATAAGCTGTTTAACTACACTGAAAACAGCGTTAGGGAAAACATCCTTATTGCATTTAACAATCTGCCTTCAGGGCTAATTAAAACCAGCGACACGTCTTTGTTTGGTAACAGTGGTGAAGCTATTTTGGAAATGAAGCGTACTTATTGGGAAAACACTACTAAAGAGCGTAATCTGCTTACATCCATACTTAACCAGATATTGGAGAAAAGTCAGGAGTTTTCACAAATTAAAGTTGAACCTTTAAAACTTATAGAAGATGCAGCCATTGATAACCAGGAGTGATATAGCTAAATACAGGCAAATATCTGCAACCCGTAACGATGCCAAGCTGAACGAAATGATACTTGATGCCCAGATGCTTGATGTTCAGCCATTGTTAGGTGAGAAGCTGTATAACCTGATAATGAATGCACCGGAAGATTATACTGAGATTATGGATGGTGGGAGTTACGTATATCAAGGGGTAACTTACAATAATTACGGGCTTAAAATGGTAATAGCTTATTATGCTTACGCCCGGTATATAATGTTTGGAGGCTTTACTGATACACCTCATAGTTTTGTAGAAAAACTGAATGACAGCACAAGCAGGCCTGTAGATTATTCGAATAAAAAAACAGTTTACCAGCTTAACAGAGAGAATGCAGCTAAGATATGGGATAGTGTATCAAACTACCTGATAAGAACTAAGAATGAAGATTTCGCCGGCTACTGCAAGCCCGTAAGGACTGGAGCAGGATTGAGGCTAACCAAGATTGATTGATGCATATTATATCAAACTTAAATGATACAAGATTTACTCTTGATGGTGCGCAATATCTGAAAAACTACATAAGCAGGATATCTGAAAACCGTATAACCATATTTAACTGTTATGACAATAAGGATGTGTTATTGCCATGGATAGTATATTCTGAAGTGCAGCTTAACGGATCTGTTTATCCAAATGCTCAGGCATTACATGCCGCAATACTTGATGTAATTTATTTACGCACCACTCTTGGTAATGGCCCGGCTTTCAACCAGAATAATAAAGGTCGAGTTCTTTATTTCGGAAATTACTTTGTGCCTAATGGCCTGCCTATACAGAACTTTCAGGTAGCTACCATTGTTAATGCGTTGCCTTTTCCTATTGTCATTCAGGCAGACGAAAGCCCTATATTCTTTTCATTGATTAAAGAGGGTAAGACATACTTGTTTTGCTTTTTAGGAGGTAAAGGAACATGGGGTACCAACGGAGGCGGCACAGCCGTAACCAGTACGCAGTTAACACTTGTATCTATCTACAGCCTTACTCAAAATGAAGTTGAAAATAATCCGGGCGCAACCATTATCGCATTGGGTGATTTGCCAACAGGAGATTATCTAACGGCTGCCAATAGTGCAGAAAGAGACTTTTCAGATTCAGGCACATTTGATGAAGATGGTAATATCATAACATACTACTTCAGCTATACTCAGGATGAAGTTCTATACTTTGTTCAGTTTGTGGGTGAAGCTGGTGTTTATGGTGGTGGAAATGCCAACTTTCTCGAAAGTGATTTAGTACCATCTACCAATAGCGACATTACACCAGAGCAAAACCTCCAGCAAACAATAGATAACGGCTCGCAGTATGAGGGCAGCAGCCCTGTACTTATTAATGTTACAGATGGTGAGAGTTATTCTGCACTTGAACTTACTGTAGAAGCCGCTTCATTAAAGCATAACGACAGAGGTGTAAATATTAGTGATGATGGAGCGGTATTGAATATACCTGTAGAGTATTCAGAGGATTTTAGCGCGGAATATTCGGATAGGAGCTTAGTAGATAAAGCCTATGTTGACGGCGTTGCAGGGGGTACGCCTACTTTTCAGCAAGTACTTGAGGAGGGTAGTGAGGCTCTTGGAATTTCAACTCCTATTATAATTCAGACAGACAACGGAACTAATGCAAAAGGAAATATAAGTTTTAATAGTTCGGGTGTAAATATTGCAGGACAAGGAGGTGGAGTTAATATAATAGGTGGTACTAATGGAATTAGTTTAGGGCAGTTAAACACGATTACAGGAGGTAACACAGCAGACGTTACAGTAAATGCGACCAATGGTGGTATTAAGTACAGCGATGATTTTTCACCCGCTTATACAGACCGCTCTTTAGTAGATAAAGAGTACGTTGACAACAAAGCGGGCATACCGCTTACGGGTACGGAGGCTGGAAATCCAGTTACAGGCGATATAACTTCAGAGGCAACAATAAGCGCAGCACGCCTTGAAGTTTCATCTTTTGAAGTTAACCCTGTAATAGTGCTTAAAGATGATGGTGGTATTGGACAAATTGATTTTAATGACACTGAAAATGGTTTAGTTGGTTCATTTACCAGTGGCGGTATTGTAAAAGTTAATCCATTTACTTTAAATCAGTTTCAGGTCAGATATCCTAATGATGTAACTGCAAACAATACTATAACATTTCCTGAAAACACAGGAACGGTAGCGTTGCAGGAATACACCTCCCAAATCCTTTACAACAGCGCAACTGATAGCACAACGCTCACAGGTACAACAACAGAAACCGTTTTAGGCAGCTTTCAATTACCCGCAAATATTGGCTTTGGCAGCTTTATACTCGATGCGTTGTTTGAAAAGATAAATGATAACGCTTTGTGTAATGTAAGGTTTTATATCAATACCGCTAACAGCCTTAGCGGGGCTACACAACTGGCGCGTAATGCTTCAGGTTCTGCAAGTGATTATATCCCATTAAAGCGTGATTTTTCTCTTGGTACTGATAATAACTTATGGGGGTTAAGTTTTAACGCTTCATCCGGCAACGATAACACGATGGATAATAACATATCTACATTCGCCTGGACACAGGCAACGCAATACTACATAATTGCTACCGGGCAGTTAACAAGTAGCTCTGACATACTTAAGATGAAACGTTTTAAAATAAAATTTGAAAAAGCAAGCTAATGAAAAGGCTATATACCATATATAATTCTGACACCAACATTGTAGGCTGGTGTGAAGAGATAGACGATAATCTCGTTTCTGTAAGGCTTGAAGAAATTAATGATGGTACTGCTAACTATGCCGCAACCGATAAACTTTGTACACAGCCGTATGAAATAACTGTTTTTAACCCCGAAGCGGGTGAATTTTCAGAGGGTGCTTCACTTTAATAAACCGATACAATTATGAAATTACTGCACCGCTTCAGGATATGGCTCTATTTATTCATACCGTTAAGCCTGTACTACCTGCACAAAGGCGGCATACTTATAAAGGTGTGGAGTGCTGTAAAACTGGCATTGGCCGCTGTTATACCTGTTTGGCTTATAGATGCTGTTACCGGATGGGGCTTTGATAACCGTGATTATATCGCAGGGGCGTTAGTTTGTATTGCTGTAGATCATTTACTTGGTTCTATTTATCACGGATTTTGGCTTAAAGATTTTACGCTTAAAAAAAATTTAATTGGCTTACTCACAAAACTCGGAATTTGCGCTTTAGCTGCTTTAATTTTTGAAATACTTAACCATACTGTTAGAGAGAGCACCTTTGTTTACGAGTATCTTAAAATGACAACGCGATTAATGGTTATCCTTTACCCTGCCGGAAGTGCCTTTATGAATATGAGCGAGCTTACAAACGGGGTTTTTCCGCCAATAGGATGGATAAACAAAATGAAGCGCTTCAACGACAGCCTGAATACTAACGAATTTAAAAACGACAATAGCGATGGACTTAATAACACTTGACAGAATTAAATTGCTTCACCCGGATATCAGGCAGGAAGTAAGAGCTGGTTACGAGTTTGTAAACAATAAGCAATTAGGCAAAGGTGTACGATTGAGGTTTGCGCATACATTACGCACACCAGAAGAACAAAACGCGCTTTATGCACAAGGCAGGACAAAGCCTGGTAAAGTAGTTACAAAAGCTAAAGCATGGCAGTCTATACACAATTATGGGCTTGCATTTGATATTGTACTGCTTATTGATAGAGATGGCAACGGAACATTTGAAACCGCTTCATGGGGTATAAAGGCTGATTTCGACAAAGACAGGCAGGCTGACTGGATGGAGGTAGTTAACTACTTTAAATCAATTGGCTTTGTTTGGGGTGGTGACTGGAAATCCTTTAAAGATTATCCGCATTTTGAAAAATCATTTGGGCATACATGGCGAACTCTCAAAGCTAAATATGATAAAGGCGACACCTTTACTGAAGTTATAGACGGTAAAACTTATACATGGGTAAATTTATGAAACGCTATATCCCTTACATAGTAATAGCAGCTTTGATTTTGGTTATCTGGCACCAATGCGAGCGTAATACCGATAATGAAAGCCGATACAATGCAAATGTTGAAGCCCTTACCGATAGTGTGCGGTACCACAAACTGAAAAATGGTAATGTAGTCGCTGAAAAAAAAGCCCTGCTATTAACGAATAAAGAGCTTAAGGAGGTATTGCTTGAAAAAGATGAGAACCTGCGGCTAATGGCAAAAGAGTACGCAAAAATTAAAAGCGCGTACACTTTTAAGAGTGAAATAAAAATCCCTGAACTGAAATTTGCTTTTGATGAGCCGATAGTATTAGATAGCCTCGGCAGGTTTGAGCGCACCGGGGCAAAGTTTACCGACTGGTACAGTTTAGGGTATAAAGTAACAAATGACAGCCTTACGATAGAGCCTTTTTATACATGGACTGAAACAAAACTTGTAACCGGTACTAAGCGCAAATGGTTTTTAGGTAAAGAAACGCTTACTACCAGCATTGTAAACACTAATCCGTTTATTGAAGTTACCGAAATAACCGGGGCGGAAGTCGTTATAAAAAAGCAATGGTACGAAAAATGGTATGTGTGGGCTGCCGTTGGTGCAGCAGGTGGATATTTTATTGCAAAGTAAATTAAAGGTGTCGAATTCGACACCTTTCTTATTAAGGCGAATTTGCCATAATTACATATCCGGGCTTTGCTCAATGATCTGCTTCCTGTAAACCTCCTTAACTTTTTTAGCATACCTCATAGTCATCATTTTTGAAGTATGGCCGTAGAGCTCACGTAATGCATCTAAATCAATACCGGCTAATATTTTATTGTCAGCACCATAATGTTTATAAGCATACATATTTACATCAATACCTAAAGCATCTTTTATAAGTTTTTTCCATTGCTCACAACCAGAACTCCTGTTAAGCCTGTATGGCGCAGGTAAAAAATCTGTCTCAGGTTTTATACCTAAATTCCTGTGTTCGCGCCTGCTGCCAAATAAATAGTAATCATCAGGGTATTTGTCTATATCCATATCTAATAGAAGATTGAATAAATAAGGGTTAATTGGCAAAATGCGATCACGTAATGTTTTAGTAATTTCAGCAGGTATCCTGATTGTCAGGCTGTCAATTTCAATCATTCCGATTTTTACGGAAAACAGCTCATCAGGCCTTATCCCGGTGTGATATATAAATCTTAAATAATTAAGAAGCCCGGGCATTTTTTCAGTGAGCTGTTTTTTTATTTTTTCATTCTCTTCTTTAGTAGGAGTGCGATTGGCATTTTCATTAACCATTTCCTTTAGTTTCCTGATAGAGTGTGCCGGGTTGTTTTCTAATATGTCCCATTCCAGCATTTCGCTGAAAACCGCCTTAATATATCCCATATTTTTATTATAGGCCTTGTTGCTCCATTTTCTTATTTCAGCACATTTAGCCATTATCTTTTTTACATGCACTCGTTTTACATCAATAACGGGCATATATTCAAAGCCAGACTTTATAGCGGCCTCTTTGAAGAACTTAACAGATGAGAAATAACTTTCGTATGTACGGGGCTTAAGATTGGCTTTCTTTTTTTCAAGTGCGAAATCCAGGGCCTCAATAAGTGTGAAGTTGTTTTTTTGAAATGACAAATCATTTTCAAACGGGTTCCATCCGGATTTTAATTGCCTGTGTACTTCTTTCCGTAAATCTTCAAAAGCGAGGGCTTTCTCTCTTTCATTCTTAAAAGTGATGTAATTGAGACCGCCCCTGATTGTTTTAACCTTTTTGTAGAATCTGAAATAAACGTACATGTCGCCCTTTTTCGAGCGTACTACTTTCGGCGTTGTAAATGCCTGTTTCAT